TCGACGCCGGCTACACCCAGGCGATGGCGGACAAGGCGGGGCAGAAAATCCTGCCGGGCGCGCGCGAGGAGTTCAAAGCGGCCCTGGCCAAGGCGATTCCGATCTCGAAGCTGGTGCAGCGGATCTCGCAAGGGCTGAATGCGAACGAGACCAAGCTATCGCAGTTCGAGGGCACATACACCGACGCGCGGACTCTGGTGTCGTGGGGCGAACGCCGGCGCTACGCGGAGCTGGCCGCGAAGCTGTTCGGGTTCCTGGTGCTGAAGGTGGAGCTGGGCGGCGATGATGGCGGACCGCTCGAGTTTATCGATGCCAGAGAACGCCTGCTTGCTGCGCTCGCCCGCTGAACAATTTCTCGAGCTTCCACTCGAAAAGCGCAAGAAGCTGCTGGAGCGGTTCTCGCAAGAGGAAGCCACGGGGTTGCTCTACGACTGGGTCGGCTGGTGGTCGCGGCCGGCGCAGAGACTTCCTGCAGGCGATTGGAGCACCTGGCTGGTGCGTGCCGGCCGCGGCTTCGGCAAGACGCGCGTAGGCGCGGAGACGGTGAGGATATGGGCCAGGGACAATGCCATTGTGAACATCATCGGACCGACCGCGGGCGACGCGCGGGAAGTGATGGTCGAAGGGCCGAGCGGCATTTTAGCTGTCTGTCCCAAACACGAGCGGCCACGCTGCAGGCTCTCGAAACGTCCTGGAGTGCTGACTTGGAAGAATGGAGCGAAGACCCTTGTCTTTTCGGCCGATGAGCCGGACCGCCTCCGCGGCCCGCAGCATTACAAGCTCTGGGCCGACGAGCTCGGGGCCTGGCGCTATCAGGAAGAAACCTGGGACCAGGCGATGTTCGGATTGCGTTTAGGAAGCAACCCGCAGGTGGTGGTCACGACCACACCGAAACCGACCAAGCTGATCAAAGAGCTGAGTAAAGCCGCCGACACCTTCATGACAACCGGATCCACCTACGAAAACCGAACCAACCTGGCGCCCGGCTTTTTCCGAAACATCATCCGCAAGTATGAAGGCACGCGCCTCGGCCGCCAGGAGCTGATGGCGGAGCTGCTCGAGGACCGGCCGGGCGCGCTGTGGACCCAGGCTGGCATCGACGTCGATCGCGTAAAAGTTTGCCCGCACCTGACCCGCATTGTGCTTGGAGTCGATCCGTCTGTGAGCTCCGGCGAAGATTCGGCGGAATGCGGCATAGTCGCAGCGGGCCAGGGGCCGTCTCCTGCGGGAGTGGACTGGCCGCCGCACTACTACGTTTTGGACGATCTGTCGCTCAAAGCCAGTCCTGAGGGCTGGGCCCTGGTCGTAGTTGGCGGCTACAAAGCCCACAAATGCGACCGCATCGTCGCGGAAGTCAACAACGGCGGCGACCTGGTCGAAGCCATTCTGCGCACCAAATGCATGGACCTGGCGTATATGCCGGTGCATGCCTCGCGCGGCAAACTCACCCGCGCCGAACCGATCGCCGCGCTTTACGAACAGCACCGCGTGCACCACGTCGGCTGCTTCGCCGTGCTCGAGGATCAGATGTGTGACTACGTCCCGCTGACCGCAAAGCTGTCACCCGACCGTATGGATGCCGCCGTCTGGGCAATCACGGCACTGAGCGAGCCGGAAGCGATCGAAGAGACCGTAGTCCACGACGAGTCGGTGGTGATCTCTCCCGAGCTAGACGACTTCGATAGGTCGGTGGATTACCTGTGAAATTTCTCGACAAACTGCTGGACAAAATCGCGGACAAAGCGGCTGACAAAGTTGTCGCCAAATTGAAGGAAGACCGCCCAGCGCAGATCGGCTTTCACACCGTCGAGGCGCAGGACCTTCACGAAGCGCAGTTCCACCACACGCCGAAAGAGCTCGAGTGAAGAAAACGAAAAAGCCCAGCGTCAACGTCAAAGAGCGCAGCTACAGCGTGCGCGAGATGGCGGACTTCGTCACCGAGAATGTGCCGGAGCTGCGCGAAGCTTTCACGCGCGCCGACATCGAGCTCGCACTCGACGACCGCGGCTGGCTGGTTCCCGGCCGGCAGTGGACTTCCGCGGACCTCGACGCGCAGACCCGGACCACGCTGGTGGCCAAGGCGCGCCTCTACTGGCTGCGCGATCCCCTGATGAAGCAGGCCGTGCGCCTCTGGACGGACTACGCGCTCGGCACCGGCGCCAGCTGGGACTCGAAAGATATCAAGGTGAAAGAGCAGTGCGACGCCTTCGCCAAAGGCCGGCGCAACAAGTCGATCATGAATTCCGAGGGACAGCGGCGCTCTTCGAAGAAGCTGCTGGTCGACGGCGAGCTCTTCTTCGTGATCTTTGACGCCGACAGCGACGACGAGATGAAGACCATTCGCCGCATCGACTGCCTGCAGATCACCGACATCATCTGCGACCCGGACGACGAAGAGCACGTTCTGGGCTATCGGCGGCTGACCGCGCAGGACAAGATCATGTACTACGCCGACTGGCGCAACGATGACGACGATGACGCGCTGCTGATCCAGCAGGATGACCCCTCGAGCAAAGGGAAGATCGGCAACAAAGTCGAAAAGGACTGCAAGGTCTATCACCTGCCCTTCGACACACTTCTGAAGCGCGGCAACGGCCTGCTGTCCTGCAACCTCGACTGGTCGAAGGAGCATCGGCGGTTCATGGAAGCCAGGGTCGCGATCACGCAAGCCTTGGCCAAATTCGCGTGGAAGGGCAAAGTCAAAGGCGGCCAGGGCATCATCAACCAGCTGCAGTCGAAGCTGCAGTCGACCTACGCCGTCGCCGGCATGACCATGGTCGAGCGCCATCCCCAGACTGCGCCTGGCGGGACCTGGTTAGAAAACGCCGGCGTCGATCTCGCTCCGATGCCACGGGCGACTGGCGGTGGCGATGCGCGTTCCGACGGCGACCAGCTGAAGCTGATGGTCTCGGCCGGCACCGGAATCATGCTGCACTACTTCGGCGATCCCTCGACCGGCAACCTGGCCACAGCTGAGGCCATGGAACTGCCGATGCTCAAGATGTTCCAGAGCTACCAGTCGTTCTGGCAGGACGCCTACCGCGACATCTTCTCGATCGCGATCGACGAGGACCCTTCCGAGCCCGACGTCATCGATATCGTCCTGCCGCCTATCCTGCTCGACGACCTGCGGAAGATCGGGCAGTTCGTCAGCCTGGTCTCCGGTGTGTTCCCGGAGATCCGCGTGCCGTCCGTGCTGCGCTCGATGCTGAACTCCTTCAACGTCCAGAACATCGACGAAGTCATGGACGAGATCGAGAACAAGAAGGGCGAGCTGGCGCTGCAGGACACGCAGAACAAAGCTCACCAGCTGGCTCTGGCCAAAGCCAAGGGCCCACAGAACGATCCGAACGATCCGAACGTGAATCAGCCTGGCGACAACGCTGACGACGATCCCGGGATCCCGACCAACCCGGAAAGCGGCTTGGGCACGACGGAAGCGGCTCGGCAGGATCGGCAGACGCGAGCCATCAACCGGCTGGCGAAAGTGCTCGAGGAGTCGCGGTGAACAAAGTGAACAAAAGGAGAGAGTCATGACCTTGATGGGTGTGTTGCTGGTGTTCCTGGAGCTGGTCGCGCTCGGCGCGATCTTCGCCGTCATCCGCTGGGCGATCGGGCGACTCTGCCCGGAGCCATTCAAGACCTGGGTTGACGTGGTCTGGGTCGTGGTGTGCGTCTTCGTTGCGGTGTTCATTCTTTTGGGCCTGGTCGGCGTGGGGCCGATGGTCGGATTCGGTTTTGGTCGTCCCCTGAGGCCATGAGCGAGACGAACAAGGCGATGAGCGACACGAATACAGCGATTCCTGGAACGCTGGCCGAGCTGCTCGAGACGATGCAGCGCCCCGGCCTGCTGGGAGTTGCCGGCAAGGCCGTGCAGAAGCGCTGTCAAAAAGATTTGACCAGCTACTTCGCGGCGCTCGGCAAGCGCATTTCCGAGATGAAGTTCGAAGACTTGGCGGACGTGAACCGAGGGGTCAGCGGGGAGCACGCCCGCCATGCCGTCGGGATGCGGATGCACAACCTGCTCCGCTCCCGCCGGCCGTTGCTGAACGCGATGCTGCACGCGAACATCGTCTCGGCGATCGCGCAAGCCAACAAGACTCACGTCCTGGCCGAAGCCGATGGTGACGACGCGCCGCAGAAGCCGGGCATGACTGCAGAACAAGCTGCAGCTTATGCCCAACTTCATGCCGGCGAGCTCGTGACCGGCCTCGATGCGACCACGCTCAAAACCGTGGCCGACGCCGTGGCCTACGGAATCGAGCAGCGCCTGGGCGTAGCTGGGACCGCGCACCTGATCAAGGAGCTGGTCGCCGGCATGTCGACGTCGCGGGCAGAAACCATCGCCACGACCGAGATGGCCGACGCCATGAGCCAGGCGTTTCTCAAGAAGCTCTCGAACAACGACGTCGAGTACAAGCAGTGGATTCTCGGTCCGGATCCTTGCGAGGTCTGCATCGACAACGCGGACGCGTCTCCGATCCCAGTCGATGAAGATTTCCCGTCCGGAGACGACGCTCCGCCGGCACACCCGAATTGTGTATGCGCCCTGGCCGGAGCGAGAGGCCCGGGCGGTGACTTCTGAGGAGGAGCATCCCAATGAAAGCACTCCAGTTCATTTCCGATCGCCACATCAAGGAAGCCGTGAAGTTCCTGGCCGCAAAGGGCAGTCTCCCCTACACCGACGCGAGCGGCTCGCCAAACCACCGTCTGATGGGCGCAGCCTGGGCCGCGCTGCACGGCGGCTACCGCGGGAACAAGTACGCCGGCAAAGACAAGGGCGCGGCGCTCGCGAAGCTGAAGGCGGTCTACAAGTCCGAGAAGATGGACACGCCGGAAGAGTCCTTCGCCCTGGGCGGCGAGTTCTTTCAAGAGGCGCTCGCGCAGTCCGACTCGATGAGCGCGATCCAGTCGAAGGTGATGTGCGCCGTCAACGCCAACATCAAAGCCGGCACCGACATGGATCGCGCTCATCGA